TAGCTCAAGCCGGTGCTGGCTCTGGAGTGGGTCAAACTCCAGTTATAACGCACGGTCATAAATTTACTGCTAATGCAGGAATTGGCTCTGGAGTAGGACAAGTACCTACTTTGAATATAACCTCTGTAGTAGATTTTACTGCTACTGCCTTAGCGGGAGCAGGAACTGGAGTAGGTCAGGTTCCAGTATTGAATATAGGATCTGGAATTACTGCTATTGCATCAGCCGGTACTGGACTAGGCGTTGGCCAAGTAGGAGTTCTAACTAATGGACATATCTTTACTGCGGGTGCCGGTGCCGGTCTTGGGATAGGACAAATCCCAACAATACAGCTTCGGGTATTATCCTGGGAAGATGATTGTGGTAATGATCCAAATTGGAGTGGCCAGAACGTTGCAAGCGGAAACTGGTCTAATGTTAACAAATCTACGGATGAATGGAATGACGAAAGCCCATCCTCCATCCAATCTATAAAATGTGATACTTAGGAGAATATAATGGGTTTAGAATCAGCAACATATATCGATGAACTTGACGGATCGTGGCCGACTGGTGGCGACCCTGTAAATAAAGGCGATGATCATCTTCGTCTTCTTAAAGACGTTCTACAGGCTTCGCTACCAAATATATCTGGTGCAGTCTCAGCAAGTGACGTAGAACTAAGTTACGTAGATGGGGTAACTAGCGCAATTCAAGATCAATTGGATAACAATACACCAATAGGCACTATCGTAATGTTTAATGCCGTATTTGCTAATATTCCAGCAAATTGGCAACTATGTGATGGTACAAATGGAACCCCTGATCTAAATGGCAAATACCCGCAAGGGACTGAGACTGAAGGAGAACTAGGGGATACAGGTGGTTACGATGATTCCTTTGTAATATCTCATACTCATACAATTGCGCATACGCATACTATCGCGCATACCCATAGCATTGCTCATAATCATGCCTCTGTAACATCTGGTTCAGGAGGGGCACATACGCATACTGTTCCTGGTAGTACTAGCGCAGGAAGTACTGGCTTTAATGATAATGCTACTAGCACAGGTAGCTATAATACTGGTAGCGCTGGTGCGCATACTCACTCAGTTAATCTGCCCAATTTCTCTGGTAATTCTGGCGGTTCTAGTGCTGGTAGTTCTGGCGCTTCTAGTTCTGCTAATTCTGGTGCCGCTAGTGGAGGCGTTTCCGGTACCAATCGAAACCATCCTCCTTACGCTAAAGTCGCATTTATTCAAAGGATGAGTTAAAATGGCTAAATATGATATAGATATTATTCATAGTACTGTCGAAAGGCTTTTGGGTAGTGAGATCACTATTCCTGAGCTTGAAGCTGAACTAGACCAGCGGGATTGGATTCCACAAGACGATCAAATGATTGTAACTTCTAATCAGGAAAGATCTTTAGCAACTTCTACTGAATACGGTAGATTTATAGAATTTAAAAATCGTATTTACAGAACTACTTCTGGTAGTGGAAGATTCGCTAGAACTCTTACACCGGCCGAAATTGCACAGTGTTTTTAGGATGATATAAAATGCCTGAACAACTAATTCTTAATAATATTGGAAACAATGGTCTAGCATCAGATCCTATGCCTTGGACGTTGCCTCCAGAGTTTATCACATACGGGATAAATTTTCGTATATCATCTGGCTCAATTATTCCAAAAGGAGGCGTTGCTGAATTTGCTACTGCTCCCGCTAGTTGGTTCCCTGCTAATCTTTTCCATACAGGAGCTTTAGCTGATAACTTTTGGGTAGTTATGGGTAGAACTAAAGTTTACGCTTTATCAGGCGCAGTATGGACTGATATAACTAGCGCAGCAGGTTATGGTTCACTTAGTGCTAATGATGAATTACTTTGGTCTTCTTGTCTGCTTGGTGAAATACCAATAATTAATAATCCGCAAGCTCATCCTGAATATTGGGCTCCTCAGGAGATTACACAAATATTACAGCCTTTAGATTTCGACGGTTCGAATACTTGGCTTGATAAAGGCTATAATGCAAAAATAATGAGATCACATAAGAACTTTTTGTTTGCTTTGAATCTAACTGAATCAGCTACTGAATTCCCAGATTCATATCGCTGGTCTCATCCAGCGGATATTAACGGATTGCCCGCTACATGGGACGAAACTGATGAAGCGTTCTTAGCTGGTAAATCTGCTCTCGGTGGTAATTATGGAGATTTGCTTGACGGTAAATCACTAAGAGATGCATTTGCTCTATATTCTGAAAGTGGTATAAACATTCTTGATTATACAAATGATGAGTTTGTCTGGAGGCGGAGAGAGCTATCAGCAACTGTTGGTCTATTAACTCCTAATTGTATAGTTGAAGTAAAAGGTACTCATTTTTTACTAGGTGATGGCGACATAGTAATGAATGACGGCAATAGAATAGATTCAATAATTCACAATAGAATAAGAAAAGAATTATTCAACAGACTTGATACATCTAATTACAATAATTGCTATGCAGTACGAAATAATATTGCTAAAGAAGCTTGGTTTTGTATTCCAGAAGTTGGCGAAACGTATCCGAATATAGCATACATATATAATTGGAAAGACAATTCTTGGGCTGTTAAAGATATTCCTGGCGACATATCTTTTTCTAATTATGGCATTGAAAGTATAGCTGCAGATACATGGGATACTATTAGCACTGATTGGGATGACGAAAATAAGGTTTGGAGTTCTTCTTCTCAATCTCCTATTGATAGTGCTATGATGGGCATTGATACCATAGCTGAAAAAGTATATATTATGGATCCACCTACTCCTGATGGAGATTTCAATTGTAGAATAGAACGAATTGCCTTTCCTCTTATTAGTGATAGACAAGTAACTACAATAACAAGAGTTTATCCTCATATTGAAGGACCTGGATTAGTTGATGTTCAATTCGGTTCTCATGATTATCCTGACTCTCCAGTAAGATGGAAGCCAGCAGTTAGATTTGATCCTAATACCCAGCGGAAAGTTGATATCCGAACTACTGGTGAGTTACATGCTTGGCGGTTTGACTCAGTAGGAAAATCTACATTCACTATGTCAGGTATGACGATAGAATTTGAAAGAGCCGGACTACGATGAGCTTCACTCCTGAACAAGCTCCAGAAAATACTGAGGAATCACTTCGTGAATATCTTAATAGGATGTTTACTAATATAGGTATAACTTTTTCTCAACCATCTAAATTTCCAAAACGGAAAGAGATGCCATATAAGCCGCAAATTGGAGATATCCATTATTTCGGTGATCCAGCGGATCATAATTACGACGCCGCTATTACGGCAGAAGGATTCTGGGGAATGACTTCTGATGGATGGGTGAAGTTAAGCGGTAGTATTGGAGGTGGATTAATAACTGGAGAATATCGATTTAATACATCTACTTCTACTGGCCCTAGTTCTGGTAGGATTAGATTTGATACTGGTGTTTATAGTACTGTAACTGAATTATTTATCTCAGATACAACTTCTAATGGTGGAGATGCGACGAACTTTTTAACAGCTTTAGCTGCTGATGATTTAATTTATATTCAGAATACTGGCGATGCTGGTGTCTTCTCTGTATGGACTGTAAGTGGTGCAATTACTGATGAAGGGAATTGGTTCCGTATCCCTGTTACAGAAAGAGCGAATGGAGTTTTCCCTGGTAATAATGATAAATTAACAACAGCGTTGTCTTATAATGTTTGATAAATTAAAATGAGTGCTCAACCAGAAGAAATATTTGATCCTATTACGATAGCTGCTGTACCCGCTAATGTAATAGACTTAGTTTGGAGCCGTGTAGAACCTCTTATACGCTCCGTAGAGGCTCTTGCACCGATAGATATATCCACGGCTAGGGTTAGGGATGAACTACGCTTAGGGAATAAGCTGCTCGTTACTATAGCCCGTGGAGAAGAGATTATAGCTATTAACGTACTAGATGTTAGAACTTTGGATAGCGGAGCTAAGGTACTTTATATTCCAATTACTGCTGGAACAGATATTGATTCCTGGTTAGCAGAGTTCTTAGAAGTAGCAGAGAAAATAGCAATTGATTATAATTGCTTAGAATTACGAGGGTTGGCTGTCCGGAAAGGATGGTTACCTAAACTTAAACAGTACGGATGGGAAGAAGCTTTCGTCACCATTCGTCGCAAGATTGGAGAATAGTTATGGGCGGCAGCGTAGGTAAAAGCGAATCAGATTCGCAGAATCAAGGTAATTTTAGCCAAGGTGTTTGGGAAGGTCAAGCTGGACCATTAGGTGCTTTATATAGCCAAGCAGGTAATTTGTTTGGAGGTGGCAATCAGAGTATGCAGCAACAAATTCCTGGTGCAGTAGGGAATCTGCAAGGCATATTTGATCAATCAATGCAGCCGTGGCAAAATCAAATGCAAGGTGGCGCTTATCAAGGAATGGATCTTCAAGGTCAGTATAATCGAGATCGACAAGGAGGTGGGAATGAGCAATTTATAAATGAATCAATTATGGGCGGGGCTGGTAATAATTATGTTGATGCCATGAAAGGGCAACTTCAGCAAGACTCAACTCAAAGGTTAGGGCAAAGCTTAGCTACTTTAGATAATAGAGCGGGTGCATACGGACAGAGCGGGAGTTCAAGGCATGGCTTAGCTCAATCTAAGCTTTTTGATGATTCTAATCGTGATCTCTCTAGGCAACAAACCAATATCGGATTTGATACATTTGATAAAGATCTGGATCGTAAGCTAGGTATAGCACAAAGAGCTGATCAGTTTGATATGGATCGTCTTAACCTTTCTGGACAAATGCTAGGTAATCAGAATCAAGCTATGCAAGGTGGCCTTAATTACGGAGGCCAAATGCAGAATCTCGGTATGGGGCAATTTGCTCCTTATATGGCTCCTTGGCAAGCTATGGGTCAATATGCTAATACAGTTGGCGCTCCGACTGTTCTTGGATCAGGCCAATCGTCTGGAGATTCTTCTAGTAAAGGATTTGGACTCAGCGGATCGATGGGGCCACAGTAATGGATATTCACGATATATGGGGACAAGCAATGGGGCCTGGCCAAACATTTAAATATGATGGCTACCCTAACAATCCTAATCAATTAAATTATACACAGCAGCCGCCGCAGTCTATTTGGAATGGAGGTGGTTTAACTATGAATGATAGACCACAGGATTTTCCTAACGCAAATCTTGAGCCTCCTCAGCCTCCGTGGGAGAATAAATGGCAAGGTGATCCATCTGGTCTTGTTAGTGCTGGAATGGAAGCTCCTGCTCTACCCAACCCGATGAAGGAGATAGCGGGAATCATGGCAATGACTAATATAGCCCAGCGAGCCGCTAGACCAAATAGTCCAATGCCACAAGGAGGCTTGATGGCCTACCTTAGTCAATTAGGAGTATAACATGGCTAATATATTTTCAGGAATGTTTGGTGGTGGAGCTAGTAATAGCTCTGCTGCTAACACACAATACGCAGCTAGACTAAAGGAGTGGGAAGACCTCCAGGAGTATAAGCGTCGCAATGAAGACCTTGCTTCGCAAAGTCCTGCTTATGCTAGAGCCAATTCTGAGATGACGCCAGAGCGAAAATCTCAAATGGATCTATATCAGATGATGGCTGGAGGCCGAGAAACTGGTGATAAAGGCTTGGAGATGATGGCTACATCTTACGGTCAACGAGGCATGACTATAGCAGATCAGCTTAAACAAGATTTGACTTTAAAGAACAAAAGGAAACTTCAAGATTATAAGGTTAAACATCCTGAGCCAGCTAATAATGCTAGATTAGAATATGTTAAAGCATATATTGGAGAACCAGATTGGTCTACTGCTTCTGATGAGCAAAGAAGAATTTGGATGGATCAAGCATCTAGAGGAATTCAGATTGGAGATCTAAAAACTACACTTATAGATCTTCGTGATCCAAAAACTACATATGATGTAGACATTACTGGAGAAGTAGAGGCAAGAAAAGGTGCCGAAACTAAAATGAAACGATTGGGTGAACATAGATCAACTCAGCAAACCGCCGAGTCAACCCTTCGTGGATTACATGCTTCTATGGAAGAGCTCATAAGACTTGAAAAAGGAGTTGGCGATTATTGGACAACTGGACTTGCTGCAGCAGCTACATCCTGGATGCCTGAATCAGATGCCAGGGATTGGGAAAATCAAATGGATACAGTTAATGCTCAGACTGTTATTGATACAATGAAAGAGTTAAAATCATTATCTCCATCTGGAGCAACTGGATTTGGTGCTGTCAACATCGCAGAATTACAAGCTATGATGAATCGTTGGGGCAAAATTGATCAGTTCGGTAGTGATGAACGGATCAAAGAAGTCATTGAAGTAAGAAAAGAAATTATGCTGAATATAATGAATGCCTTACAAAAAGCTTATAGGGAAGAAGCTCAATGGTATGAAAAGAATCAGCCTAGGGCACCAACAGCTCCGCTTACTGAAGGCAATGTTAGACCAGGGGATACTGATGTAGAAGGCGGTGGATTAGATGCCACAAAAAGTAAATATGGTTTGGAGTAATTAATCATGAGTGAAAACACAGACAGAATTGCTAGGAATATCCAGAAAATGGAATCTGGTGGAGCCTCTGAAGAAGAGATTATGTCTTATGTTGATATGGAAAAATCTCAACCTAATTATGGCAGACCTGATAAGATTGAACAAACAGAAACTTATGATTGGACTGATAAAGAAGCAGGTAACTTCTTAAATCCCATTCTCAGCGGAGCAACTTTTAATACAGCTGATGAAATTATGGCTCCAATTGCTGCTACCTTTGCTAAGTATATGAGCCAATTAAGCGGTGATGATGTAAGCGAAGTTACTGGTAAAAAATATGATGATTTTTCAGTAGAAAAAGCTGCGGCAGTAGAAAAAGCTAGGGAATCAATTCGTAATGATCAAGAAGCATTTGCTACACGCAATCCTGGAACTAATATAGCTTTGGAAATTGCAGGAGGTTTAGTTACTGGAGGTACAGGTGCTGCTAAAGCTTTAGGAACTCAAGCTATTAAGCAAGCTCCTAAAATAATACAAAGGTATGTTGCTCCTGCTATAGTAGCAGGAGTAGAAGGTGCGATATATGGAGCTGGCTCTGGTGAAGGTGGAAAAGATCGCTTAGAAAAAGCAGCAACTACTGGCTTAACTTCTATGATATTAACTCCGGCCATTGGTCTTGCTGTTAATAAGATAGCAAAGCCTATCATTAAAAGCAAGGCTGTAAAAGAATTTGGAAAAAGAGTAAAAACAACCTTAAAGGATTTACATCAGGGATATAAGGATGCTTATAGAGTAGTTGATAAATCCATGGTTAGAGTTAAGCCAGAAGTCTTTGATGAATTTAGGTATAAATTAATTCAAAAACTTAATAGCACAGGTCATGGGCCTGAAGATATTGGAGCCATAAAACCAGCAATAAATAGATTGCTTAATATTAAAAATCCTACTGTTAAGAATTTACAAAGGGTTACTATAAAAACTGAAGCCTTGAGAACTAGCGGAAAAGGTAGACCAAGAGCTTCTGCTAATATTGTATATAATGGAATTAATGATTTCTTAGAAGGATTAAAGAAAGGCCAGGTTGATAGAGGCAAAGGCACTTTAATAGGCATGCAAAAGAATTTAAGAAAAGCTAGGGATTTGTACTCTAGACATCAACAAAGTAAAGCCTTAACACAAGCTGAAAAAACAGCAAGACTATCAGATATTTCAAATATTGAAGGAGATTTTGATAAAGCAATGAGAGGACGAGCAAATAATATTCTCAATTCAGACAGAAAACTATTAGGACATACGCCAGAAACAGTTACTAATTTAGAAAAAATGATAGTTGGATCTAAAGGAAAACAATTGGCAAGAAATGTTGGTAAAATTGATCCAGGTGCTAGAACTGCTCGTGGTGCATTAGCTGCTGGTACTACTGGCACTGGTGCTATTACTGGTGCTATAGCTGGTGGCCCAGCTGGTGCCGGCATTGGAGCAATATTAGGTGCAATTTTAGGACAGATTCCTCCAGCACTTGGTAAGTCTGCTAAGAAAATTGCAAATAAAATTACTAAAGCAGAAATAGATGCAATACAATATGCTATTTTAAATAAGGGTGATGAATCATTAGAGCAATTAATAACAAAACTTGTTACTAAATATCAACCTGTTACTAGTGGTATTGCTGCTTCTGTTTCCGCGTCAGTTGCAGACTAATGGAGAAAAAAGAAATGGGTATGTGGGCAGTAATATTTTCACTATTTTCAGGTGGTGGCGGCTATACTGTATTTGAAGTTACCACTACTTATTTAATTGAGCAAGGTGACGAACGATGGGTGACTATTGCCAGCCAAAACAAAAAGCTCATGTTTGAAATTGAAGATCGATTACGTAAGATAAACCGCAAAATAAAAAACGGCACTGCCACCCAAGATGATATGGTTGACAAAGCCGTATTTGAAGAAAGGTTACGTCAGCTTAAGTAATCATTGATCACCTTTGTTCGTTAGCCATAATCTATTACAAGTTTTGCACCTTAACTGAGATCCAATGTTAACAAAATTGCACCCTCCCTGAAGGGCGCAAATTACAGCCATTAATTTATACCATAATTTTTTCATTTTATCTCCATTCAATTGCTTTATCTTCACCACATCGAAAACAGTTATATCCTGCTACATAACCCGTATCAGACGGCGCACTAAAAATAATAAACCAGGTATGACCTAATATCATACACGTAAATTTTCTGATTTTATCCTTCATTATACTTGCTCCTTGATCTCATCGATCATATTATTGTATCGATGTATCTTACCAAGAATTTCATCACCAAGCGATTCTAGAGAAGTCATCACAGATTGTTGTTCTGTTATTTTATTAGGTGTAGGGTCTATAGTTGATTCTAAACTCCCTCGGAGTTTAGTCAAAAGATTTTCACTTTGTAGGTTTGCTTTATCAAGTCCGTTTAATATTTCATGAAGCATATTTACATGCCGATCTAAGCGGGAAGAAGTTGGTTCAGGCCCTAACTGTGCCGAACCACCTATTGAACTTTCATATTTTGGTTGATCTGGGATCATTGTATTTCGTCTCTGAAGTTAATTGCTACTGGGTGAAAGGGTTTGCCATCTTTAGTATAGTTGGCAAATTCTATTGTTACTTGTTTTCCTATATATTGATATTTATTCTCTAAGATTTTAATTTTCTCATTAATTGATCCTGGAGCACTGACTCGAAATGTTTCAAAATTCGGAAGATGACAAATTAATATACCCCATCCGTCCGATGATGGCACTACACTAGCAACTGTAAATTCTTCTGACTCCCACTCCTTGACTTTGACTAATGATTTACTCCGCTTGCCGTCTTCGTATCCTGAATTCCCCCAACGCAGAATAGCACCTTCGTAGCCATCCTGTCGATATTCCCTAAAACGACTATATAGCTCGCTCTCAGAGGCTATAGGATCGCCGTAGACCGGCGATATCGATTGACCTATAGGTAGACCCCTTATCATCATAGATCGTCGCTTATACGGGATCGTAGGAGCTACAATATCATATAGATGATACTTTAATTTGAGAGTATCTTCTTGCTTACGCTTAATCCAGGATACTATGCTTTGTAAAGTGTAACCGTGGCAATAGAGCTCACCATCTAAAACCGTATTCCCTAGTATCGGAAGGTCAGCAAGAATATGATCTATTGCCTCTATCGGTTTACCATTCCGAGAGTATGCTCTGTTGATTCCGTTCTCGCAATATATCATACAACGATTGCCGTCGAACTTAGGCTGAGCAATTGCATCGGTATAATCAATATTCTTGACATTATCAATCTTCTGGGCTAACATAGGCTTACGAAGACCTAAAGCATTTAGAGCATGAGGCCGGAGGAATGCTTCATCAAAGCTATAGATATATCCTCTATCCATTTGTTTAGAGATCCGGCTATCGATGCGTGACTGTACTTGCTCCTCGATATCTCTAGACTGCTTACCCTCATTTACCTGCTCAGTCCGATATTGCATTGATCCACCCATTTGCCCGAAGCGCATAGTGATCATATCCCCATCAGCGGAGATTCCCCATTCGCGCATAGTGCCCTTATTGTCTTTCATATATAGAATTGTTTCGTTCATTCTAATACCTCCAGATCAACATGACCTTCACCTTCTATTGCTAGATTGAGCTGCTTCATGTTCTTACAATGTGCTCCGGTAGCATGCTTTAACATTACATTAACTCCATGATCATTGGCAGAATAAGTTATAATAAGATGTCGTTCCTGAGGATAGTATTCTACTTGTTTAGCAGCAAAAAATCCCATTTCAAATACTGTACCAGCATCCTTGTCATCTATTACGGCTATCATTATATCACACTGGATTAGCATTAAAATATTCATATCATATATGCGTTCCATTCTTTCAGGAGTCATAGCTTCATTAGCAATAACTCCATATTCTCTAGGACTGAAGTACTTTTTGCCTAGACGATCCAAAAGATCCTCTATTGCTTTAACGGTTGTGATATGCTCGGGCTTAAATATTGGTGCGGCTATATAGTACATATTTGTTCCTCCTGTAGTTTAAGATACTTCACACGGTTTTCATTATCAGGATTATCTAATACATATCCTTCTGCAAATAGATCGTAATACTTCTGTATAAGAGGAGAGTCTCCAACTTGCTTTTTCTTCCTATCAAGCATTTCCGGCCATTGACACATGATTGGGCAAGGTAGCCCTGGATCTTCACCTAGTATTCTATTGTAAACATCGGCATAGTAAGGGTCTTCTTTGCCAGCTCCATTTGGGATAAACTCCCAGAAATCTTCTGTAGGCATACCCTTTATATAATCAGATACAATTCCTCCCCACATATCCATAGACCAATCTATGACCCAATGCGAGCGGAGAGACATCAACCCTGCGTATGATTGCTTATCTATATAGAAGGCAACTTCTATATTATCAGACTGAGAGATAGACTCATTGAAATAGTTTGGTATCTTATTCCAAAAGCCAATCTTGATCTTAGAGTAATGCTGACGTAAAAATTGAGATGCTAAGGCGACCTTCATATTATAATAACCAAATATCATCCCTCCAACTCTCTCTGTTCTTTCACCTCCTTGACGCTCATCATCATTAATTTCATAGTACTTACCTACATCGGCGTAATTACAAGAATCGTAATCATCCCATCCATTGACTGCATTAAGAATAAGAACTCCATATATATTAAAAAGATCACGGTTTAATCTATCCATAGCCTTACAGAATCCAAGTAGAACCCTGTGATCTAGAGTAACTGTATAGACGGTTGATATTGACATACGTAGCATCCCACGTACATTATCCCTCTCGCCTCCTTCCTCCAAATATACTAGCATATCATCTATCTGCTTATCATCATCGTGTAGATGTCTAAACTCCTCACTAGTTCGTAAGGTATCTCTGCTAATAGGCATAGATCGGATTGATAAAGCCCATCCAGAGATTGGACGCAGAGAGAAGACTAGATCACGGAAGAACGAACTTGAGCGGAACTCCAGGGTATAAGCCTTCATTGAGTTTAAGCTCAAATCCATCTTTCCAATTTCTCCTAGATGTAGGTTCTCCTTTGAGAACTTTGGTCTACTTGCCATCCATGCGGATTCCCTTCCATCCATCAGTGTAATTAATTTAACATGTGGTTTAGCTGTTTTCACTTTTTGCTCCTGTTACAATATCCATAATATCATGAATATAGATTAATAAACAATCATTCTTTAAATTATACTTTATATCATGGAGAGAGTTCCAAACATTTTCTTCATATTTTGAAAATGAATTATTCCCAAGGGCAATCTCCTGCTGAATTTTATATGCTACTGCACCTATATCAGCTATTCTTATAATCTCACCTTCTAATGTACCATCTTTAGAACAAGCCCAAGTTGCCTTAGCCCATTCTCCAAAATATTTATCAGCAACTTCAGAGGCAGCAATATCCTCAAACTGTTTTATTTTTTTAGTTATTTTTGGATTATGATACTTAGTAGGATTTGGTATATCTCCTGTGATAACCTCCTCCATATCATGAAGCAAAGCCTTTTCCAGTAAAGTAGCCATATCCGCTCCTACTTCTGATCCCATGGCTAAAGCTAGGATTGATACTACAGCTGTATGTTCTAGCACACTTTCCTCCTTATGGCAATAGGCGTGAGACCAACGTCTTACGTTGGACATATCATTAATGAATTTAAAGATCTTCATATAAATACCTCAGGAACATCTTCCCACTCTGTCCATTCTATTGGAGCAGGGAATACATTTACAGCTCCTGACGCATCAACTCTCCATTTGATTTGTCTAATCTGTAAAACTCTTTTGCTAATCGTCTCCGCTCTAGCAGTATCATAAGGGCCATCACTAACAGCATGATAATGCTCTTTATTAAACCAACGTAGCTCAATCATAAATCCTCTATGGGGCTAACCCCTTTAATTGATATAGTTTGCCAACCCTCCCGGATTTGACCATGGACAGCTACAACAGACCCAACAACTAATTCTTCCGCGAGTCTTAATCCTTCTAGCTGATCCATATCGAAAGGTGCTAATGTACACTTAATTGCTCCTGTATCATCTTCGATAATCAAGTTAAGATAATGTGTATTTTCCTCTACCCGCTTGCCTCCTCTCTTCATAAGAGACTGAACATCATTCCGGTCACGCAGATCCTTCATGGTAAGCCGACCTATAGTAACAGCTAATGCTCCTGGGGATAGATCTTCTATCTTTGTTATATCCCACTTGTCATAGATATGCTTATAGTTCTTAGCCATAGGGTAAAGCTCATCATAATCTGTAATCGGGTTACATAGCTTCTCGAACATAGCCGGAGTTGGCATAATCCCCATCTCTCGCTTGTTTATAAGCTCCTTGGCTTTTATCTCTGCTATCCCGTGGATATTGGTTAGGCCACCTATTAGAACTCCATCCTGGATTGTCCAACCTATCTCAGAAGTATCTGGATCGACCGGAACATACTCTAACTCAGGATGTATCTCGACGTACTTACGAAGCATTCTGAGCCCATGGCCGGAGTCCTTAGCATTATTAAGATTAGATGCTAACCAGTTAAGCGGATATTCGAGCTTACAGTGAGCACACCAATAAGAGATCATAGCGTAACCTACTGCGTGGGATTTATTAAAAGCGTAAGACCCCATCTCTGATACAGCAGTCCAGACTATCATTGCCTCATCTTCATCCTTAGCGTGACCAAGCTTAATTGCTCCAGCTATAAACTTGTCCATATACTTGGAGAAGAATTCCTTGCCTCTAGATTTGGATATAATCCTTCTCATGATATTAACATCATTCCAGGATAGATCACCGTATTCCTTAAGTAAGAGCATGGTCTGCTCTTGATAGACTACAATCCCGTGGGTTGGCTTAGTTACTCTTTCGTAGAGTTCTCCATAATAGATTGGTTCTTCTTCACCAGAAGCAACCTTAATGTATCGGTTCGTTCCTCCTGAGTTAAGTGCGCCTGGTCTACCCAAAGCGGTGATAGCCGCCAAATCAGAAAAATTACTGACACATATACGGCTATTGACCATTCGAATAGCGTCACCGTCGAATTGGAAAATATCAGACATGTCCATAGTATTAAAAACATCGAGTACGTTGCTATCTTCCAAATCAATAGTATATATTTCATTTATATCTACTCCAGATAGTTCTAAGCAATTTTGTATAACTGATAGAGTTCGCAATCCTAAGACATCTATCTTCAGAAGACCTATGGATTCAGCATCAGCATACTCCATACAGATGTTATTAGAATTATGATCATAGGCTGCATAGTGATTAATATCCTCATCAAGAACGATAATACCAGCGGGATGTTTTCCAGAGTGCCTGGCGTGGGCTTCCGCTGGTGTGGTTGATATCATATATGGGTGCTGTTCCAGGAATTTCTTTCCTATCTCTGTACCTTCGAATGTATCAGCTAGACAAGCCTTAGCACGAGCATCCCCTGAACTACGTTCAATTATAGAGTCTTTAAGCTCATTCAGTTCATAGGCCGGGATATGATACTCTTTAGCAAAGTCATTGATTACAGTCTTAGGCTGATAGGTAGTAATGGTACAAAGCTGAGCAGCTGATTTATATTGCCTAGCTACCTGTTTTAGAACCTCTGGCCGGGTTGTATCTGGATAATCGGTATCAATATCAGGGAAATCACTCCTGTTAATATCAATGAATCTCTCGAAGATAAGACCGAACCTGAGCGGGTCAATATTAGTAATACCCAAACAATAGCATACAAGAGAACCTCCTGATGAGCCCCGGCCAGGGCCAGTAATCATAGTTTCTCTGGCCTTTGTTATCATATCTGATACGATTAGGAAGTAATCTTGAAAGTTCTTGCTCATGATCATATCTATTTCATAACTAAGGCGATCACCATATTCACCATCTTCATCAAATCCTAATTCAGTAAAGCCACTCCAGCAAGCTAACATAAAGTTACGTTTTCCATTGTACTTGATCATCCCTGCTCTTGGAAGCTCGTAATCATCAATAATATGAGGGATAGCATTCTTCTTGTCTATCTGCGAGGGAGTCCAATATCTGAGTAAACCCAGATCACTAAGGTATTGTTCTTCGCGAGTTGGAACTCCACGTGACCCAGAGATACACTGATAAGTAGATATATGATCAGGGCTGGAATACTTAGCGAACGGAATACAAATATCGTCTCTCTTACAATTAGCTGGAAACTTATTGGATATAACATATAGATTAGTCCCCTCCAGATTCTCTGGATAGATACGATTGAAGTAATACTTCTGCTCTGTACTCTTTGTATAAATCTTATAAAGCTCAGAGATACCTCTTTGAGAAGTTGCTATTAAATAGACTTCCTCCGATTCATTACACGTTTCGTATTTTGAGCGGGTCTTAAGCTGGGTATCGCACATAATGGCTCTAAGTCCAAATATGGGTCGAATGCCCTTCTCCCGGCAGATCTTCTCGAATTTGACATAACCGAAGGTCGTGTTATCCATAATGCAAATGCTATCATGGCCAGAATTAATAGAATCATCAATGGCTTGCTCCAGGTGATAAAAGACTTGCTTAAAGGAATACTCAGTCTGAATTATATTCATTTGGTCTTCCACAATAACAAGGTTTTTCTGGATCAGCTTCATGATTAGCTAATAATTCTTGCCCTTTAAAAGCACAGCCTTGTCGTTCTAATTTTTTCTGAAGCTCGCTTTTGATAATAGGAAATGTATATTCGAAATATCCGTCATTATCACCAACTCCTTTTAAATTAATTTTCTTTATATTCATTGAACTTGACAATCCCCTTTTCAGTAAGTTGGTGAAGGCAACGGACTAAGGCAAATACATCATCCTTAGCTCTGTGAGCCTTGAACTGTTCTTGCATTAGCATCCAGTGCAAGCGGGTCAAGGATAGGCGATGCCCAGTCATACCCATAGTAGCCTCTACTGTACAAAGGTTATGCATAAGGATTGGCCTTGCTCTATCTATCCGCTTGTACTCTACATCTAACATTCCATTATCAAACGCTAGATTATGGCCTACTGCTAAAGTTGAATCCTCAAAGAAGTTCATAATATCATCTGCGACTTCTACAAATGGAGGTTCGTTCTTTAGCATATCATCAGTGATTCCAGTTATTCTGATTATCTCCTTAGTCAACGGCTCACCTACATTAATCAGCTGACTATACTCATCTAACATTTCGAACTCTTCATTAATCTTAACTGCATAGATCTCTGTGATCTTAGGTTGCATAATTAAATCAGAGTTTTCAGGCTGTAATAGGCCTGTAGTCTCTGTATCAAATACAATTATATTCATTCAGGATACTCCAGTTGAATGGTCATTTGAAGGATGTGGATTGCTTTTTCTAAATCTTCCTTCCCGTGCTTGAAAGGATAGCGTGAGATATACTTGATCGCGGATGATTGTCCGGCATTCATTTTGTTCTTCATACAATACTCAAACGGCTGTATGGCCATATCTTTATAGTGACCACCTCCAACTTGAGTATCCATCGGTGTTTTATTGGGCATAATGCCTCCAGTAAAAGAGCAGTTTATCTCTTGCACATGCTTAGGTGCAAAGGCAGTTTCCCGTGAGCTTACCTAGGCGGAAGATGAACTGGGAGCACCGGGGAAAACTCCACATAAACACCGGTGTCCCAGTAGGGATTCCCACCCATTCTGAGGTTGTATTTTTGTCCACACCTCTAAAGGACTCACCTTGACCGGGTGTTATGCTGCTTCTGCTTCTGCTCCAGTCAGCTTGGCGTTAACCGCATTTACCATCTTACGGATAGCGTTTTGCTGATTGAACCAGCGAGTAGGATTAACTTTCCACTCATCTTTTTCCAGGGCTTCAATCACGTCCTTCAATCCTTGCTCGGTCATTGCAGGATTAGCAATAAGTGCCTTGTGATAGTTCGGAACGAATGGGTTACGAGTACCTTCAGAAGCCGGAGCTTTGTAGCACTCAGTTTCATTCTTTTTCGCCCAGGCACGAATCAATGAGGCTGCTGAACCATCCGTAACGTTCTTGCCTTTCTTGACTACAACAGCTACTGCTGCCTTAAACCCTTCTTCTGTATCCAGGGGAGCATCATTAAGGTTGTCATCCAGGAGAGTGGTTTTCGCTTCTTTGGACATTGAGCGACCAGTGTCAATCATGTACTGGTTATACAAACGAGTTACGTTCTTAAACGTAGCTCCAGCTCCGATCATATCCATCTTCACTTCATCTTCACCTTTGTCAGAATCGACACCGGCATTAAATGAATTGAGAATTTCACTGATCTCATCAGCTGATTCGGTTACTTCAGTTGCTTCTTGTGCTTTTGCCATTTCTTTACTGCTCCAGTAGTTGAAAAATTGGTATCTCTTTATTTAAGATACCCGTGTATTTTACTCTTTTTAGTGTAAAAGTAAAGTAAAATCTTGTTCTGGCTATAGCGTTTTCTTATAACGATATAAGTAAAACTTATAGCCAACTTCAAAAACTATAATCAACAATATTAGTATATTTACCATTCTTGTCTAACTTAACTTGTTTTGGTGTATTTATCATATGAGATTTATCCATGACAGCATGAACGTCAGCATATCTCGCATCTTCCAGTCCTCGATATTGTAGCCAGTTAACAGCTCTTCGATGTGCCCAAGATCCTTGCTTGTGCTGTATACATATATATTCTTGAAACATCCTTAATCCACAGTGATAACTAACTTTAATCATATCTGGGGAGTTTCTCTTTTGATGAATAGCATATGTTACCTTATCTACTTTAACCCAGGGTTTTGTTTTCTTAGCTATGACTTCTATACTGCCAGACTTAGCAGCAAGGTTACTTTTGAACTCAAACTTATAGCCACAGTGAGGGCAGATACGGACAGCGGGAGCGTGTATGGTATTACACTCTGGGCATCTCTTTGTTATTGCTTCGCCACCTTTCTGACCTTTGCCCTTCTTCTTAATGCGTATGTCGTTTATTGGGCCTAGTCTTTCGGTATTTCCCGCGAAGTCAAGAATGAGGCAGTGATCTTTGCCATCCGCGATCCGAAGTCCTCGTCCAATTGTTTGTACATGAATAACCGGGCTTTTAGTAGGCCTGAGGAGAGCAATGAGATCAATTTCTGGATCGTCAAATCCAGTAGTAAGGACATTGACATTAACAATAGCTCTAAAAGTACCGAGCTTATAATGCCTAATAACAGTATCACGATCAAACTCCATCTTAGAATGGATGACCATAGTCGGGATATCATTTTTTGCTAACTCCTCTGCTATATTTTCAGCATGTTCTATATCTATTGCAAATACGAGCCACTTCTTGTAAGCAGCTCCTGATTTAATTATCTCTTTGACTGCTAGCTTAGTAATCATCTTGACATCAAACTTCTCAGAAAGCTCCTTGTTGTCGTAGTCTCCCGCAGTCGTCTTAACACCATCAGGATCAAGTTCCATATTCGTAGCTTGTACTTTAAGGTCACAGAGATAACCATCTTCTATGAGCTTATTAAATTTTTCTTTACTTGTTAAGTCGTATATTAAATGAGAAAATAGATGCTTCTCTTCATCACCGTATATTAGGCCGCTTCCGAGTCTATATGGAGTTGCAGTTAGTCCGAAGTATTTAGGATTCTTTAAACCAGCAAAGAACTTTAAATACATAGTATCATCACCAAGAGGTATACGATGGCATTCGTCTATGATAATTAAATCAAAGTCTGCGAATAGCTCAGGCTTACGAAAGACAGACTGTATACCAGCTACAGTTACCTGCTCTATCTCTCGCTTGCCTACTCCTGCCGAATACATCCCAATTGACATTTGTGTGTGCTTCTCAATTGCATCATAATTTTGATATAGTATCTCTTTAACATGGGATAGGATCAAAACCTTAGTGCTAGGCCATCTTTTGATAGATTCTTTTATCAGCTCTGCCAGGATCACTGTCTTGCCACCACCCGTAGGAATAGCAACTAGTGGATGCCCTTTCTTCTCCTTCATATAAGCGAAGACTAGATCAGCAACAGGCTCTTGATAAGGACGGAGTTTAAACATTATGGTGCAAAATACCCCGTAATCCGTTTCACTTCTGATAACTCATTTTCCAGTTTATCGACCTTGGATTGCAGTGCTTCGAGGGCAAGACGACCCTCTTCACAAGTCCGATGCTGCTCCCGTAGCTTGGCTTGCAGGGCTTCAATTGTTGCTCCACATGTGCACCTGTTATCCTTGTTAGGCGCGTTCTGGAATCCAATAGCCCCGCATCCGTAAGAATGTTTTATCAGCTCGTCGGTGTTATTCATGATAATTTCCACCAAATATATAAGATAATTTTAAATACAACCCAAAAGATTGTAGCCCCTATTAATGTCAATAATACTGCAGTCATTGTAAAAATACCTCATCTAGTTCATAATCAGGACAAGCTGCCATTTGATTAGCCGGCATCAAGATTAAATCATCATGATATCCGCAAGACCACTTGCCTTCCATCTCAATATTAACGTGCTTACAAGAACGACAGGTACGTTTGATTGATTCATCCTTATGGCAGATACCCATGTTCGAGCACATCTTACATTCGAACCAAGTATGAGTTCCAATCTTCTTTGGTGGAGCTTCTGAGGTCAGGACATCCATCCCTATACTCATACAGTCTCGATGGACGGTAGCATCATACTCTATTCGCTTATAGTCCCGCTCCTCTGTGTCTTTGTTAGTAACTATGAAGAGTGCTCTTGTTAGTTTCTGCTCTCCCATATAGGTATGAATCTGACCCCAGTAAGCTGGATCACTCTTCTCCAAACCTTCTTTGAGGTACTTAGCATAAAGGCTGGCCTTTTTAGTTTTTATCTCCAGACAGTGAATTTTGACCGGAGCATTAGGCAGCTTAGATACCTTACCATCAGGGTGACCTTTGATATGACCAGTATCATCAACTAGTTCTACTTGTTCATCTAGGGCATCAGTTACCTTTAGGCCGGCTGCCTGTAGATCACGAACAACCCTTTCTTCTTCCAGGTTGCCTCGCTCAAATATACGAGCTATGCGCTTGTCTATATAACGGTCGCATGACCAGCGGAAGTCATACCAGATGCGTCTCTTGCATGCACTCATTAAACTGGACATACCTATGTATGGCCGGAAGTCTTGTAATACAAGCCCCTCTTCAAAGAACTCTTTTAACGTATCTTGTTTTGGTATTTTAGCCATAACATCCTCTAATTTGGTGGCGCCCTCTGAGTCACTAGGTAATCTGCTGTACAGCCCAGAGGGCGCCGTGTAACCCCTGTACAGCAGGGAATTCAATTAGGCCGTCCATGGCAATAGATTCCTAAGAAGCTTCATCCAGGAATTTGTCACCCTCCTCGTCTTCAGTTTCAACCTCAGAAGCAGGCTTATATCCTTTAGCTTCATTCTTTGGTGGCCAGTTAGCATCACCAGCCTTTACTGACAAGCGAACGCCAATTTCAATATCATGAAGCTCCACTGAATCCTCAAGCTCATCAATCTCCATTGCTTCACAGACTGATGCCAATTCCTTTTGAGCAATCTCTACTGCTATCGGGTTTTTGTTGACCAGGTTCATGAGAGTAAAGAACATACGCCCTTTATACTCACCCTGAGTAATCTTCCACTGAAGGTTCAGGTATTTGCCAGTCTTAGCAGCGGTATTTTTCATCTCAGATTTAACTACTTCTGCTATATACCAACCAGCTGGAACGGGATCAAACCCACCCATCTTCTCATTTTCCTTTGCGTTAAATACGCCAGGTAGTTCTGCCATTTTATTTTCTCCAAAAATTTTAACGCACTTTAAGGTAGCGTTATTCACCTAATTGCTTGCTTTTGAGACCTCGTAGGTGTCCACCTAAGCGACGATCTCGATTCAAGGTATACTATCCCCTAGCTATTTCGAGATCGTACGGGAGGTGGACACTGGTGGAGCACACGACCCCTTTCCTAATAGATTCTTCTGAAATCCTGAATGTCTACAAACTTTCCATAGTCTCTACATTCAACCCACATTAATGTACCAATTAGCTGCTCTGCTAATTCCAATGTTTCTTCCTTAGTGTCTGCATGAGCACCAAACTCATTTATTAGCTTAGTAAGTTTCTTTCTTTCAAAAAACTCAGTATTCGAAGCACCTTTTATTAGCCCAACATTTGGGACCATAAATATCATAGCGCCACCTGGATTAATAGTCCTTAATTCTGCTACATAATCTCCTTCTTCTATCGTTATTGTTCTATTTGTTGCTGGCCATTGATGTTCCATTATTTTACTCCTTTTATCTTGTTAAAAATCTTGGTTAAATCAGGACGTTCGAACTCACTTAGCTGATCAGAGCGATCTTTACAAACACGCTTCCTATCTGGCTGAGTTTGTAAGAATCTTTCACCTTTACGATCTATCTGTAAGCAGAGAACCTCATCAACTAAGTAGGGCAAATCGAAAGGTAATACACGGCCAGGCAAATATGCCTCGAATGTAATAACTCCGCTGCTCTCATCTTCTACCTTACGTTCCTTTGCTATGAACACTACATTCTTTCCATCGATATCGCGGAAGTTCCTTATCATGTTACCTACTGATTCAGCTATCTTACCATACGCCTGACGAGCATCTATCTTTCCGCTACTCGATTCAGATATCATAGTCTTTTTAGTCTGATCCAGGATATTCTGCGTTACTTCTGAGAGTGAGTCTATGACTATAGTTTCGAACTCAGATTTAACTACATAATTGTAGGCTTCATCTAGTGACTTCAGAGTCTTTACCTCAAGATATGGTATATCCAGATGAGCAAGGGACAGAAGCCCCTTCTCAGCAGATATAAAAACAGGATTAGGTGCCGTAGCACCCATCCTTGTTTTACCTGTGCCGGACGCTCCATACAGAACGAGTTTGATCCCGTTCGTATGGACGTCCTTAGTACTGAGTATCTTAATCGCCATTACAGAGTTTCCTTCGGCAGATCTTCCCTGTCAATCCATTCGGCACCTATAACACCAACGAAAAACTCGCAGCCTATACGATCAAACTTTGAATTAACTGAAACCTTTCCGCTAGAGCCAGGCTTGTGAGGCTTTCTGAAATATGTTACTTCAACCTCTTGGCCATCTGATAAGGTAACCATATCACCTAGCTGAACTTCATCTTGCGTTTCTTTGTATACAAGTCTCATTATCGTATCTCCGTTGCCGGTTGTTGAAGAACATGCTTTCCAGCCATGATACGCTCAACTGTACTCCTTCCTACACCGCAATCTTTACTTATATGCGTAGCGTTCCAAGTCGGGTGCTTATCAATAGCGGAGAGGATAACGCCAAGCTTGAGCTTATCAATAACAGCTCTGGGCTTACGGGTTCTTTTGCCATTAACTGGTTTAGCCATACTTACATCATAAGGTATGCCAAGTTCTTTAAGTGATGCTTCTAATTTGGCTGCTTTATCGAAGCCATGAGCCATAATTGTAAATGTGAAGTTCATATTATTCTCCTAATGTAATTAAAAGAGTTGGAAGGGAGGGCTTAACAATAAGAGCCTGTTCCAGGACATCTACTGGAAAGTTAGCTATCTTGTAGTCAGCTAGCCTAAGCTCATACTTTGTCCTTAAGAGACCAAGCTCCCAGTTGGATAGATCACCGTTATCAACTAACTCGCTGATAGTTTCCTGGTCAAAAGAATGAGATACGCCTTTAACTGCCTTCACATGAAGATCATGAAGGATGAAGTTATGAGTACCTGTATCTAAACCTTCTAGAAGCACATCGGTAATCTTGGCCCGGAGGTCAAGTTCTCTAGCTTTGATCTCTTTAAGCTCAATAGCTATGAGCCTATGCTCTTCAAGCAGATCATGTTCTATTTCAATAGTCATAATTGTTACCTAGTAGTTGAAAAAATGCCGGTCGTCAAAGCGGGTTAAGCTAAGTGGGACAGACCGGACTTCACTTGGTTCTGGCCAAGCTCCATGTTAATTACTAACGAATATCTTTACGATCAAAGTCAGCTTCGTCACCATCAACATAGGTGTAACGAACGTCAAGACCCATAGCTTCAGCCTTTCCGTTTTGAACCTGGGCTAACTCAACTGCTTTCGCTTGATCGCGAAAAGCACGGCTTGCACGACCTGAGCGTTCGCCGTTAATTGTAGTGTAATATACTTGCATTATTATGCTCCTAGTAGTTGGCTTTATTACCCATAAACCGCCTCAACATCGAAGCGGCTTAAAGTTAACAAAACTACATATTAGCCGGAGAGCGAGTACCTTCTTCAGTATGGATTCTCCATTCCTCGAAAGCGTCTTCAGCAGGAACCTCGGAATCAAACTCGTCCTTCCAGTTATAATCCTCAAAATCCCGATGTGTCATCCCGAAGTTAGCCATCAGATAGCTGTCTATTTCGTTTAGGAAGGCCGTATATCCATCAGAGGATGCAATCATTATCTTTTCTCCGAGTTATCTTCGATGGTTAGGAAAATCTTCTCAGGAGTTTCTCCATCAAAGGCTTCCTTGCGAATATAGATAGTAGGGACAGCGGAACCTTCACATTCATAAACATGGGTTCCTTTAGTTGACTTTTTAAGAGTCATATTGATTTCAATAGTTTTCATTATATTTTACCTTGTAGTAGTGAGATCATGGATTCTGCTGAGCGGCGAGATTTAAAGCGAGTAGGATAACAGATCTTAGTCATAAATGCATTAGGGATAAAGATCATAGCGTTACCACCACAAATATATCCTTTATCGTTAGATAACATATAAGAGTTAGCCGCTGACGGCTCGTCTTTATGGATACTTACTTTGAGCTTATTACTGAGTTTACGCGGCATGACAATACTCCCTTATTCCTTCTGCGGTATATTGAATATAAGAGCGACCTTTATAAAAGCTGAGGAATCGTTTTGCGATCTCTAAGCTATCAGTAGTTACTTCCAAAACTCCGTTGTTCCAGACTTCGTACATAACATTTACTCCTTAGTGAGAGAATTAATGTAAGTTAAAATGCAACTTAAACTTAACCTACACTACAATTATACTCCTATCTTGCGCGAATAGCGAATAGAGTGTCTTTATAGGGGTATAAGTAAATTTAATGGCTAAATTGTTAATCTTCGTTGCTTTTCCTTTTTCGTTTTAAGTACAGTCTATTGTATATTATTAAGGCTTGGCTGTCTAATAGTATTTAACTATTGAAACGTAAAAATCGATAGTTAAAATTAATTAGCTATCTATATTTGGATGAGTTACAATAGTACGTCCCTCGACATTTAACCTAAACATAGGACTACAGAATATGGAAACAAAGAAGTTCCTTAGCTACTTCCCTGGGCATACAATCTTTATGACAAACTTGGAAGTAGATGGCACACCTTGGCATCATCACGATGGATATAATAGGATCAAATTAAGAAAAGAAAATAAAGATCGAGCAATATATTTTACGGTTAATCTTTTAGACAGGGCGAAAGATCCTGGCC